TAATTATACCATGAGGTGACGGAGTTGGGACGCAAGGATAAGAGTAGATATGAATGGCTTCAAGAGTATCTTGACTTGGAAGAGCGCTGCCGTTATCTGCGGTGGCAAATTCGTAAAGTGAAGCGGGAAGAACAACGCTGGGAGGAAGGTGATCTGTCCCATCTGAGAATCAATGGCAAGTCGCGTGGCGCTCACGTCCTAGACCAGCTTCCACCTTTGCAGGCTGAGCTAGACGACCATGAGAGCGAACGTAAAGAGCTTCTTGAGCTGGTGGATTCCTTCCATGGATACGAGCATGACTTCCTGAAAATGCATTACATCGAGGGAATGACATTGGAAGACATTGCCGATGACCCTAGCTTTCCATACGGGATTGACTGGATCTACAAGAAGTCTGCTGAGCTTCATCGACGCTTAGACTTCTTGGACCAATGGGAATCTAACAGGCGAGAGTTTGAAGACCGATTAGACGTTGAAGTCGGCGATTGTATACCATTATTTTAAAGTTCCTGTATTCTAACCGGACTAATTAAATACAGGGAATTCTAGGAAACATGGGATTATTATTATAGTATCGAAAGAGCAAGACGTATTGCGGTGGTGCAGTGGGTAACACAATTTGGCTTAAGTCCCTTTGATCCTTTTAGGCTTAGGCTAATCTGCAAGTTGTGAGGTTCGATTCCTCACCCGCAATGTTGCTGTACCTGGTGACTACAGCAAAGCTTGATGTTGACTTGTTTCTTCCCTTCACGTGCCGTCTCTGGTGATTGATTGTGAGTTCGATTCTCACGGGCGGTGTTGAGGACTATCTCTTAGCAGGTACGAACCTCATCAAAGTAAAGCCTATCATTAAGTTGGTACGAGCTTTACATTCCTTCAAACTGCCCTGGCGGGAACGTCGGGGTTTTGTTATGCAATCAATATGAGGTGAATTAAATGAATTATTTCTTTGAAGACCGGAATCATATTGCACGTGACTATATCAAGACTGCGCAGGATTATGATAAGTCATTTAAAGAGTTTGAAGATCATGTTAGTCGGAGCATGGTACGTACTGCACGTGAGCAGAAGAAAATACAGCTTGATAACAACCGTATAAATCAAAGGGTATTAGAAAAGTTTAGAAAGCTGGGACTGTAATGACTAAGAAAAATTCAATGCTTGAGGTTAACGTTAGTGTCTCTAAAAGTACAATTAAGGCTTTGAATTCGCTTGTTGCTGGTATGAATCGAGTGTCCAACAAAGTTAAGAGACAACCACACATTCGGATTGACTTCGATGCTATTAGTGAGGTGCCTAAGATATACGTTGATGGAGTTGATGTAACTGACATTAGTGCTGGTGGTGGATTAGTTGCGTTACATTTGGACTGGATCACCAATACTGAGCAAGAGAACCGTAAGCACTTCCTGTTAACGACACTTAATCGCAAGACACATCAATATGAAACCATTGGTAGTGATAGTGGCGAAGGGGCTGCTGATTACGTCACGAAGGATTAAGCGAGGGTTGAATTATTTGAAGCCACCAGAAATCACAAGAATATATGGCAGCAAAAATGTAGTCGAAATATTAGGAAACGTTTCGGATACCCAAACTGCACAAGCATATGTACGTCAAGGATTAGGAGGCAGGTACTGTGCCACGTGTAAGAAGATGTAGACAACCAGGATGTCACACAATGGTGACGTTCCCTGATCACTATTGCCAGGCACACTACGAGCATGAAGCTGAGTACCTGGAGATCCGGCAGCGATGGGCACGAGGCCACGACAAGCAGTACGAACACAAGTACAACACTGTGACTCGCTACCGTAACGATGATAAGCGAGAACAATACAATTTCTATAGAACACGGCAATGGTCGCGGCTCCGGGAACAAATCCTAGAGCACGACCATTTTCTTTGCGCCTATTGTCAGGCACGTGGAGTAATTACCCCAGCGAAGACAGTAGATCACATTGTACCTATTGAGTACGATGATGAGTTACGTGCTGACGTGGATAATTTGGCCGTGATATGTGGGAAGTGCCATAGAGCTAAGACTGATTGGGAACAGCGGTACTACGGTACTGGCCAAGGAAACAAGCTCAATCAAGTACCAGAGATTCGTGACGTGCAAAGTGCTGTAGTACTGATGAATGGGGGAACTAAAAAATGGTAGTTGCAAAATATGGTGGGCAAGAAATTAGTGGCCTAGGTATTGATTTTCATAAGGAATGGGGTAGGCAGTGCTCATACTCTGTTAAGAAAATTACTACAGAGATTCTTAATTACATGAACGACCATGACACCTGTATCTATCCAATCTCACATCTGTCATTAAAACAGCGAGAAAAATTATTGCATGAAATCAAAGCAACGAGTTATAGAGCGCAGCGCGAAATGGATAGTGGCCTTGAATATGTTTGTGTTTGGAAGTCATAGCCTTTTTACAATTTATTACTAGTCACGAGAGCTATTCTAAGACGTTCTAAGAGACATTTAAACAGTCATGACTAATTACACACGATGGAAATATAAATTCAACCCCCGCCCCCTAACGGGCCACAGAAGAGCGCACACACTACCATCACTTTGTGACGGAAGCCGTTTTGGAGTGCTTTCAGGCAAGGGGGCTGAGTAAAAACAGAAGGGAGGTGTGCAAGTGGTCAAAAAACAGTTCAAAGACGCCAATGGAGGCCGTTTAGCAGGCACGCCTCCCAAGTACTTAGGAACACAGGCAAAAGCCGTGTGGCGTAAAGTGGTGCCTTTTTTAGAGCAAGAATCTTCGGTGAAGCGAATCGACTTTGCGTTAGTCGAAATGTACGCAACGCAGTACGAGATTTACCGAAATGCCTACGATCACATTTTGGAGAACGGTGAGGTTCAGCCAATCTATAAGAGCATTCAAAATGCGGCCGGAAAGGTGATAGCTCATGACTTTGTAGGGTATAAGCGTAACCCAATGACACAAATTTATGATTCAGCGGTACGTAACTTGACGAAGATTGGCTCTGAACTGGGGTTATCGCCTAAGTCACGAAGCGAGTTGTTGAAGATTGTTATTCCAGATGATTCAAAGGACAGCAAAAGCGCTGCTGAGCAAATGAAGGAATTCCTAGGATAGGAGGTGGTTTACCACGAAGATTGATTTAACACAGACTCATGACGTGCTGGGGGCTTATCGGTCAATCGATTGGTCGGCCATCCGAACTCAGTACACGGACGCAGGTACGCAATACGCATTCAACGTACTGGACCAGAAGATTACCGCTGGGTACTTGATTCAGCTAGCAGCTTTTCGCCACTTGAGAGATTTACAGCGACAGGGCAGCCCGGATTTCCCATTCCACTACTCTTTTAAGAAAGCCAATCAGATACTAAAGTTTGCTGCAATTTGCCCCAATGTAGATACAGGGGAACCAACGGAGCTGATGCCTTGGCAAGAGTTTATTATGACTCAGCTAATGGGTTGGCGGAATGGAGAAGGTGGCAAGCGATTCACTCATGCCATTGTCTCTGTTGCTCGTGGGCAAGGCAAGACCTATCTGATGGCAATCATCGTTGCGTACAGCTTCCTAGTCGAATCAATTGGATTGTCTAATCAAGATTACTTAGTCAGTTCCATCAACTTCAAGCAGACCAGCAAAATCCTTGGGTATATCAAGTCAATGTTGGCCCAAATTGCTACCATTGAGCCTTTCAAGTCATTCATGAAAGAGAACGGGCTGGATAGCCGAACATTCGCGTCACAGGCTGATACAGTGGCTATGAGCAAAACTAATAACAAACTGCGGGCCATCAGTCATGAGGCTGGGCAGTACGATAGTTTCCATTTCACTACTGCTGTATTTGATGAGATTGGTGAAATTAAGACCCGCCAGAAGATTTCTAAGATTGTTTCCGGACAAGTTAAGGTTGCGAACAAGCAATTCGTTGAGATTTCAACGGCTTATCCTGATCCAACTGTCCCATTCCATGAAGATGAAAAGATGATTCAGCAAGCCATGGAGCAGGACTACTTGCGTGAGGCCGATACATTCCTGGGGCTTGTCTGGTGCCAGGACAGTCTAGATGAGACTTACAAGCCTGAAACGTGGGTTAAGAGTAATCCACTTCTTGATTTGGAGAGTCAGCATAAAGTTCTGATGGATGGACTACTTGATAAGCGGGATTCTGATGCTCTTTCAGGAACGTTGGGAGATTTCCAGAATAAGAACCTGAATATGTGGCTACAACAGTCAGCTAATAGTTATCTCAAGCTAGCTGATGTCAATAAGCCAATTATCCCAAGCTTTAATGTTGACGGGCGGCGAGCTTACCTGGGATTTGATTACTCAATGTTTAGTGACAATACAGCGCTTGGCTTCATCTTTCCATATACAGATAAGGACGGTAAGCAGAAGTGGCATTTGTACCAGCATTCCTTCATTCCGTGGGAAAAGGCGGGTTCTATTGAAGCCAAAGAAAAGCAAGATGGTATTGCCTACCGTGAACTAGTTAAGAAGGGATTCTGTACGATTACCAGCCACCCACAAGGATTAATTAACATGGACCAGGTTTATCAGTGGCTACGTGCATACGTTGATCGGCATAATCTGCAAGTCGTTTTCTTCGGATACGACGCCTGGAACGCCACCACAATGATTAAGCAACTGGAACTTAATTCGGGCTGGCCGCTTGAAGCCATTCGACAACGGACTAGTGAACTTAAGGACCCAACGAAATGGCTACAAACCGGTTTCGTTGAAGGCTCGTTTACTAGACTGGACGATAAAATTATGGAAAAGGCGTTACTTAACGCTGAGACCAAGCAAGATAGCATTGGTATCCAGGTTGATAAGGCACAAGCCACATTGAAAATTGACGTGGTCGACGCCCTGATTGACGCTGGATTCCAAGCGATGTATGACTTTGAAGACTTTTCTGATGTTAATAATCCTGATAAGCAGGTAGATCGTATGACTGATGAGCAGGTGCTTAATTGGTTCAATGACCCTAAATCAGGGCTTTTAGGAGGTGACGACAACGATATTTAAACGGATTTTAAGCGGATTTTGGAACTATTTTGACGTTATTTGCTTCGTAATTGCCTTAGGCTTGGGCGATTATGGAGCTTTTTTGATGGGTAAAGCATGGGGCGTGTTCGCTCTGGCGCTGACAGCAGCAGTAGTTGGCTGGCTGTCCGAGGTAATTGCCGCTAATAATCAGAAAGGGGGTGATTAACGATGCCATTCTTTGAACCACCAACTAAGGTTAAGAACTCGCTGACAGTCGGTAAACAATCAATTGGATTTTCTGACCCGGACATTATTAATTTCATGAATCCGGGGAAGGCTGGGAAGTATATCAGTGCTGAAACGGCGTTACAGAATTCAGACATCTATTCAGCTGTAAACCAGCTGTCTAGCGACCTATCAACCGTGGTTCTGAAATCAAGCATGCCACGTACTCAGGGAATGCTAGACAATCCGAGCGCAACCAGCAACCATCATGCCTTCTGGCAAAGCATGTATGCCCAACTGCTGCTAGGTGGTGAAGCATTTGCGTATCGCTGGCATAGTCGAAATGGAATTGATCAGCGATGGGAATACTTGCGACCTAGCCAAGTCAGCACGTACTTACTAGACGATGGAACCGGGTTAACCTACACGGTTACGTTTGATGAGCCTAACTTGGGTGTACTCCAATACGTGCCACAGGGCGACATGATTCACTTACGGTTGCTTAGTCAAAATGGTGGTATGACAGGCGTTAGCCCATTGGCCGCACTATCTGATGAGCTCAACATCAAAGACACGTCCAATAACTTGACACTGTCAGCATTAAAGCGGTCTATCAGCTCACCTGGGGTACTTTCCATTCAACACGGTGGATTGCTTGACGGTAAGCAGAAAGCTGCACGTAGCCGACAATTTATGCGTCAGGTTAGCGCCTCTGATAGTGGTCCGGTAGTACTGGACCAACTGGAAGAATACAAGCCTCTAGAGATGAAGGCCAACGTGGCTCAGCTGTTAAGCCAGACTGACTGGACCAGCCGCCAGATAGCTAAAGTGTTTGGAATTCCCGACAGCTACCTTAATGGGCAAGGTGACCAGCAATCTTCAATCGTGCAGATTAAGGGGATGTACGCCAATGCTCTTAACCGCTACATGCAATCTATCGTAAGCGAGCTGGACAACAAATTGAATGCTCATATCACTGCCAATATCCGACCAGCAATTGACCCGCTTGGTGACGCCTTTGCCACCACGCTATCAGGTCTGGCTAAGGACGGGACACTAGCAAATAACCAGGCTACGTGGGTGCTACAGCAATCAGGATACTTCCCAGAGGACATGCCTGAAGCTCAGCAGCCACCAACTCAGCTCAACAATACTGATTCAAGCTCAACGAAAGGGGGTGAAGATAACGAAAACGATTAATGTTAAGGGTGCCATTTATGACGATGATACTGCTGGGTTCTATGGCTTCTTTGGGATGAAGGTAGTTTCACCATCTGCTGTGGATGAAGTGCTTAATGACGGCACTGATGATGACGTGACGGTTAATGTTGCGTCAAACGGTGGTGACGTGTTCGCCGCTAGCGAGATTTATTCGATGCTTAAATCCTACAAGGGTACTGTTAACGTAAATGTTCAAGGGTTGGCGGCAAGTGCTGCTAGTGTGATTGCGATGGCCGGTGACAAGGTCAGTATTGCACCTACAGCCCAAATTATGATCCATAAAGCTTGGTCAGGTACGCAAGGCAACTCTGATGACTTGGCTCACGAATCTGGGGTACTAGATAAGATTGACAGTTCTATTGCGGCGGCTTATGAAGCCAAAACGGGTATGAATCAGTCTGATGTCTTAAATCTCATGAGTAACGAGACCTGGATGGGAGCACAAGAGGCCGTTGACAAGGGCTTCGCCGACGAAATCATGTTCGTTAATGACGACGCACCACAGGTGGTCAACAGTAGTTCGCCAATGTTGCCTAAGTCAGCAGTGAATAAGCTGCTGAACTTGATTAGCAAAGCGGGTGGAGCTGGCCCGCAACCTGAACCACAGAAAAATCCAAATAAAAATAGTCAGCCTGCGGATTCTTTGAAATCACGTAAGCTGGCTATTTTGATGGGCAAAAATTAAAGGAGGCCAATTATGGCTAATAGCATTAATGCAATTAACGATGCCTGGATTGCTCAAGGGCAAAAGGTATCAGATTTAAATGATAAGTTGAACGCCGCAGTACTGGACGACAATTTTGACGCAGGCAAGTTTAAGGATATGAAAGCGGAACGTGATAATGCGGTTGTGCGGCGCGATGCATTGCATGACCAACTGGAAGCATCCCGTGATGCATTGGAATCTGGGAACCAAGAGCCTAGTCCTATTGCAGCGCATGACACGGATGCCAATGGACACAAGCACTTTGCAGCTGGCATCCGTAAGTTGCTTAAAGGACAGGTAAAACGCCTGAACTTGGTAACGACTTCTTCAACCACCGGTTCTAACGCGGGATTAACGATTCCCGAAGATGTGCAGACACGAATTAATACATTGATTCGTGAATTTGATGTGTTGCAACCTCTTGTCAATGTTGAAAAAGTTTCTACTGAGAGCGGTTCTCGTGTTATTGAACTATTCAGTAAAATGGACGCTTTAGTAGAACTTGATGATGAAGATGCGGCAATTCCAGATAACGATGAACCTGGTTTAAAGACAATCACGTACAAAATTAAGCGGTACGGCGGAATCAATAAGGCAACCAACTCTTTAATTAAGGATTCTGATGAAAATATTATTACTTGGTTGGTAAAGTGGATTGCGAAGAAGGTTGTCGTTACTCGTAACCAAAAGATTTTATCCGTATTTAATGCGGCTTCCAAGAAGCCAACCATTTCTAAGTGGGACGATGTTATTGACTTAGCAGACGGAACCTTAGATCCTGCTATCTCTAATTTATCCGTATTCGTTACCAATGTGTCTGGTTGGACGAGCATTAAGAAAGTCAAAAATGCTATGGGCGATTACATGATTCAACGTGATCCACAAGGCAATGTTCCCAAGGTTATTGATGACAAACCGGTAAAGGTTGTATCAGATAACTGGTTACCAGATACAGCTAAGGGTGTTCACCCACTCTATTATGGGTACTTGAATGCGGCGGTTACTTTATTTGACCTTGAAAGTATGAGCCTTGCAACAACCACTGAGGGTGGAGATGCGTTTGCTAAGGACCAAACTTGGATTCGCGTGATTGACCGATTCGACACGGAGTCAGTTGATGACGGTGCAATGGCTGCTGGATCATTCTCTGCAATTGCTGACCAGACAGCTAACTTTGCTGCAAGCGCCGTAGCCCCAGCGACTAATGACTCCGCATCTAAGTAGGTGATCTAATTGGCTAAACGATTTGATGTGTATGATTCAAATGGCAAGGCCGTGCTAACCAACGTCACTAGTCCCATCACAATCCCAGACTTAGTGCCAAACACGACGTATCTGGGGTATAAGGTGGCGCCGACTGGGACTACTGAAATGCACGCAGTTGACGACATTGTGACTGCTGACGAACCAGCTAGTGCACCTACGCTGGCTGTAACGGCTGGTAACGGGCTAGTTAGCTACACAATCACGCCGGGTGACGATGCTGGGTCAGCTGTTACCAGTTACCGCATGTATTATGCCAGTGCTACTGACACGGATATGGTTGCTATTGAACTGGGCGACCAGCTAACGGGAACCGTGAGCGACTTGGCGAACGGCGTACAGTATACGTTTGAAGCGGCATCAGTTAACAATGCTGGTGAGTCGGACCGGTCGGCTGACGTGACAGTCACACCGATTGACCCTAATGCACCAGCTACGTCAACCGATGATTCTGGCGTAGAAAGCGAGTAGGAGGTGTCTAATGGTCACTTTAGACCGCTTGAAAAATTCACTACGGATTGATGGCACGGCTGATGACGATATGCTGAATGGCTATCTGACGGCTGCACAAAGCTATGTCAAGAATGCAATTGGCACGGATGTAGAGAACTTTTACACTGCCGATGGTGTCGCTGAGCTTTACGACGTAGCTGTGATGGCACTAGCAAGCTCGTATTACAATGTTCGTAGCTCACTGGTATCGACGACCACAATCAGTGTCAACCTCCCTGTAAACTCCATTATCGGACAGCTACGGGGGTTATACGCTAAGTATGAGGAGGGACAAAATGGCGAAAGCAATTAATCCAGCTCGTATGACGTTTCGACTAGATTTTGGCACCTGGGTAGATGGTCCAAGCAATCCTAACACCGGTGAACCGATGTCAGTTTTTGGTAAGCAGTTTAGTTGCTGGGCCGGTCAGTGGTCACTCAACATTGGTCAACAATTGACGATGGCAGGCGTGGGAATTACTAACGCGGTTGTCTTTTTTATTCGCCATAACGAAATGGTGACGGAGTCAATGCTGGTTAAGCGTGGTGACCAGGTTTACCAGGTTGCCAACATCGCGGCCGACGATGGCTCACAGACGAATGGCTTTGACCTAGTTACATGTCAGAAGGTAACGAAGCATGGCTAACCGAATTGAGAATGAAGCTGGCTTTGATAGGCTACTGGATAACCTAGCCGATGGCTTTGGACGTGATGAACGATTTAAGGCCAACAAGGTCGGCGCTGAGCAGTTCGAGAAGGTTATGAAACCAAAGATTCCATATCGGTATGTTTTACGTAAAGGCGAATTCGTCCACTTGCGAGACTCATTAATTACCGTTGAGAACGCAAATGGGTCAATAGTGGTCGGATTCACTAAGAAAGGCATGAAGGGCTATATTGGCCGAATTCTCAACGATGGTTGGCAACCTAAGGCACCTTACGGTCGAAGCAAGAAGTCAAATTATGACAAGGTTGAAGGTAAACACTTTTGGGAGCAGTCCCAGCGAGAGGCTAAAGGCCAGGTTGCTAAAGCCGTCTATGGTTCTCTTAAGCAATCAATGGATAAGAAGGTGGGCAAATGACACTAGCTGCTGACGTTCGCAGCGTACTCGTTAAGCAAATTGAAAAATTAGATGGAGTCGCCGCTGTGAACATTCACACCTACACGATTCCGCCGACTGACAAGACAGACGATAAGCCTGTCTTTTTGATTACAGAAATTGCAAATGACGAGTCTGGATACGGAAATAACAATCCAACTAATCTGGCTCAGAAGCCGCAGATTCAGATTTACTATCCAAAGGATTATTCACTAAGCATGGATAGCTTGGAAAACAGTTTAAAGAGACTCATGAGAATAGCCGGATATTACTGCTTTAGTGACACCGGTCACTTCATGAGCCCTGATGACCAGCAAATGATGGTCACGATGAAATTTAATCATAACAAAGGAGAGATTTAAATGGCAGATCCTGTTTTAAAGGCAAAAGATGGTGGCTACATTGGTGTTGACAGTGCCCGCCTGGCATTGATTGACCCCACTACTGGTAAGGCACTTAATGGGGATGCAGGAATCCCTGGTGCGGACGCTAACGGTATCTACACGGTGTCAACCAAGATTGATGGTGGTGTTGCAACGGCTAACCTCAGCGGGTTAGCGCCATCTGTAACGCGGGTTTGGGGGAATAACGCCGTTGCTGATATCTCTGTAGGTAAGGCACAGCCAAGCATTGCGTTCACCGCTAACTTCCTTAATCACTTGGTACTGGCAGCGGTATTAGGCCGTGAAGGTGATGGCAAAGGTGGGTTTGACCTAGAAGGTCACCCAACAGATTTGGCAATGGAATTAGTATCCAATACGGTCGCTGGTGGTGGGGTCCACTTCGGATTCTACGATGGTTACATGACTGCTGGTGATATTGCACTGGCTACCAACAACGAAAATGAAACCCGTGTTAACGATGCATTGACCTTCACGCCATTTGCTAATGACGCCAACAAGGTCGGGCGGATCTATTACGATGGCGATACTGGGTTTGAACAGAGTGTGATTGACCAAGAATTATTTGGCGTTGCGGCTTCTGGCACGCCGTCTGTCTAAAGAGAATAGAACTTTGTCGCCTATTAAATTCACAATACCTGATGGGGCGGCTTTTTAG